CCAACACCTACGGCACCTCCAGAGAAGAATACTTCTTCATTAACGGATGACCATTTGTAACCATCGAAACCAAGATTGAATTCAGACCCAATAGTTGGTGCTATGCCGCCAGAAACCTGAAGCATACCAAAACTATGTATAGAATTTGTTCCTACGGCAAGCTGATGGTTAGAAGCATCTAAATTACCGTAAAGTAATGGTGCCTCCCCGGAAAAGATAGGATTGCCAAAATCATCACAGGTTCCTTCTACACCGATTGGAGTGGAAGCTACTACGAATGTATAGTCAACCTCTTGCCCTATATACCAACCTGCACCATGACCAATTGCTACATTAAAGTGGCCCTTCTTATTGTTGTGCAGTGTGTAACTGCCTAGTCCAACATTTCCAGAACCAGTTGTGTTTCCAGCAAGAGAAGAAAGACCAATTGCTGTATTAGAGTCGCCATAAAAATTACATGATAAAGAATAACTACCAACGGCAGTATTACCACTACCCGTATAATTATTTCTTAGAGATGCGTAACCAAAAGCAGAGTTGTCAACGCTGGTTCTCCCAGCTAAGAACATGTTTCTTAGAGATTGATCGCCAGCAAGTGTAGTTCTTGTATCTGGAGTATTAAAATTTGCAGTGCTTATTCTAGTACCATTTATAAAATTTGGTACAGAATCAATTAAGTTAATTAAACTGGTGCGTAAGTCGAGAGGCGAAATTTCTTGAGTGCCATTATCAGGCAACAAGGAATTTATAGAGCTAATGTACTCTGCTTTTGACAAAATCATAACTTATCTCTATTTGAATTTAATTTGCAGTGTAGATACATCAAACTTCACTGTGTCACCTTGGTAAATGATTCTTGGATTGCTCAATTCTGCATACATAAGCATGTTGCCAGCTCCATAGTCTCCAGAATCAACAATCGCGATTCCAGATACCCAGCCCCAGTCTTGGGTGGCAGTGCCAAATAATATTGTATCAGTATTTTTAATTAAACCACTTCCGGCGTTGTGGTCATCTGAGTCATATGTCCATACGGAATTACCCAGTACGGATGGATCTCCAAGATTTTTTCTCTCATAGCCTGTAGATGCACCAATTGAATTTCCAGAGGGTATTTCTGGAAGCGTACCTCCATTTGCATACTGGGAAACGCCAGTGTCAGAGTCTCTTGGGACTCCACTGCAAAGTGCTATAGCTACATTGGCTGGTTTTGGAAAATCTTGACCTCTAAACACATGGTGAAGAAGACCAGACTCCAAATAGTCAGAAAAAGCGGTCATAATATATTATCCCCTTTAAAAGATCCTTTTGGTGTAAAACGCGAATTACAAACTATTATACACAAAAAAAGAGCCATTCCCAATCTAATGGGAATGACTCTCTCGTATAGGTAGATAAGCCTATAAACTTAGAAGGAGCCGAGGATAATGCGGCGATTATCCAGAACACCAAATCCAAGTTCAGCCCATCCGTAGTAGCCAACTCTCTGTTGACGGTGCAGGGTTGGGTCTTCAAAGACCTGAAGAGCCTGCTTCATAGGCATAACGAAGCTGTCGTTAGCACCCTGATCCAGACCAACAACCAATTCGAGGTCAGAAGCCTCTACAGCACCACCAAGACCATTCGTGAAGAAGTCTTGGTACTCTTGACCTTCACCAAGTTCATCAAGGTCGTGAAGGTTAACACCGTAAATGCGAGTGATTGGAGCACCACCTTCGCTTGCGGTGTAGATCTCGCGACGAGTTACTTCGTCAACCTGATCCAGTCCCCAGTTTCGCACGTCTTCGAGTGCTTCTGGAGAAACGTACAGGTCTGTCAGACGACCACGATTAGCAGAGCCAGTGTTTCCACCAGCATTACGACGCATAACGGTCTGCATCAGAGAAACCAGACGCTTGGAGAACAAGCCTGCGGTAGCATCACCGTCGTAAACCAAGATGTTACGATCAACACCAGCGGCCAACAGTGTGTGCCACCCGTCATCGTTCATCTTCTTGACAAAGCCAGCTTCCATGACCTGTGCAGCACGACCAGCCACATCCCAACGAGCCTCACGAGCATAACGGAGCAAGTAGTCGATGCTCGAAGTAATGCTGTAGGTTGGAATCATGACGTAATCGCTTTCAACCGCACGCTCAGGAATACGGCCATGACCGGGATTGGTGTAAGCAACGTGCTCACCTTCGAGTCCCGGTGAAATGAGGTCGAGAGGATACTCAGTAGTAGCTCCGGGCTCGACATTGATAGTCTCGAAAATATTTCCGAGAATATTACCGATCAGAACACCTTTTCGCAAAGGAAGTTCCAATGCTTTAGCAAACTCACGCTGTGCAGCGTAAGCTACATTCTGGTCATTATCACCAGTCTTCTGATAAAGACTGATGAATTCATCGCTAGGTCTTTCAGTATATGACATGTTTAATATCTCCTTTATATTATGGCTTACGCACCGTGGTTAGGAAGGTTGACATAAACTTTAGCATATCCATCTGCGTCCTTAGCGGACATAAATCGACCAATAGCCAAGTTTCCAGATGCTTCTGCGTTCGCTGCCACTGTTGAAATTTCACCAATGGTTTCGGAAGCATAAGCCAAATCACCAGCGGCGGGATTTCCAGTTACCTTATTGGTAACAACCCATCCACGAGTCAGCACAGTGACTTTACCACCCAACTGAACTTCATCTTTATACTGATTAAGATGTGTTCTGGTCAGGTCTTTGTTAACAACGTCGTTCAAAAGAATACCAACTGGTACATCAGTTGTAGCGGCAGCTTGGTAAGAAACTGTATTGTCGCCCTGATCCATTGCAGCACCAGAGGCACTCAACAGGTCGAGACAGACAACGCCTCCACGGTCACCTGTAGCGGCAGTCATGAAATAACTGATATCAGTTGATTCTTCATATCTATCTGCTTTAAGAGCCATAGTTATAATCTCCTATAAATTACTTGTTAAGTACGTGATTTGTGAACCAGTCTGAGACAGAAGCTCTCGCTGTTTCAAGTTCGTCGGTTTGCTCTGCCTCTACGAGAGTGGCTTCGCTGGTTTCTACATTATCAAATGCATCTTCAGAAAGTTCTGCTTCGGCTTCTTCTGCTTCAGCTTCTTCTGCTTCAGCTTCTTCTGCCTTGGCTTCCTTATCCTTCTTTTCTTCGTCTTCGTGCATCTCGGCATACTTCTTCATGCCCTTCTTCTTCATCATAGCAACGATAGCTTCAAAAGCACTGTCGTCAAGAGCGTCGAAGGAAGCGAGAGTTTCATCAACTTCTTCTTCTTCCAAACCAGCTTCAGCAAGACTTGCTTTACGCTTCTCCATTTTTTCTTTCTTCTTCATTTCTTCCATATGCTCTTTAGCAGATGCTAGATCTTCTTGAGATTTAGCAAGAGCGTCTTCTAGTTCAGCAACACGAGCTTGAGTACTTTTAATGCTTTCCTCAAGTTCAGCAATACTTGAATCTTTTTCTTCAATGGTGCTTTCAAAAGCCTCTACCTTGGAAGCAAATTCTTTATCTTTTGCTTCTTCGATTTTAGCTTTGATAGCTTCGTTTTCGGCCTTAGCTGCTTCAAGCTGTGCTTTAACTTCGGCCAACTGGTCTGTCAAAACATCTGACATTTGTAATTCTCCTATTGAAAGTTTAGAATTATGATCTACGTTAATATTGGCGGTACTGCTATCACGTAAAATTACACTTCTTGGATTAGCTGGTTTAGAAACCAAACCCTTCCCAGAAAATGAAATATTAGAAAGAGCACGCCCCAGCTTATATCCCTCATATTCACCCGATCCACCATAAGCCCTGAGATGTTTGGTTAAAAAGGAGGAACCTTCGTCTCTAGCGAGAACTTTAGCAACACCCTTTTCGTCAATTAATGCATAATCAAATCCAGAAAATAGACATTCCATAGAAACGTACCATTTTCCGTCTTGGATCTCAGCAATAATTTTGCCCATCCTATCTCTGTTTTCCTCACCGGTCCAACTGTTGTAAAGAACCGCCTGAGTGATAATATCAAACTCTTGTGGGGCTTCTGCGTCATCAGCTAGAGCTTTACCATCTTTGGTTAAAACATAGCTTCCAGTGATATGACCAATAATGTCATTCTCATCGTGCATAAAATTGAACTGCTTGTCTTCGGGGGTATTTCTAGCAGCCCAAGTAGCCTCCGATGTAAACACATCGTCGTTTTTATTCCATCCAGTTGACACCAAGACTGACTCTAGGTAGTAAAGGTCGATTTGGTCTTTGTTTTCTGCTACTATTTTATTAACGACATTGTTTCCAGAATGAGCAATATCATTGATACAAACAGTGGCTTCAGAACAATACGCAACACTGGCAGTGCTTTTTACAAGCTCGCCAATACCGTCGTCTATCTCTTTTTGGAATATTTTTATTGTCATATTAATTACCTCAAAGCATTATACACAAAAAAAATAAATTTTCACAAAAACGTCAAATTTTCATTAGAAGTAACTCAACATAGTTTGCTACAACCAGTTTTCTGTAGTCATCTATGCCTTTTGAGTTTGCCCTAGCATCTTTCAGTTCTTTGGGGATTTCCTTAAACTCTCTAGATATTGCTGCGTAGATAACATCGTCGTTTATCTCGCATAGGGGTTCTAGGTTGAGAAGAGTACCAAGTCTCAGGTTTTCAAGTTCATCCACCTCTGATTTTGTTAATTGGCGAACGTTTGCTCTACCTTTCTGGGCAATATAACCATCTCGTATCAAGGAAGTTGCATCAAATGCTTTTGTAGCCCATAAGAATAATTCTGCAACTCCCGGATTGGTTTTTGGCGTATCTACCCGCCTCTTTCTTGGCCCCTCGTCTTGCTTCTGAGGTGGTCTTCCATTATCATTCTTTGGTTTTTGAGCTTCCTTCTTTTCTGCTAGTTTCTCTTGCTGCTCACCCTGTTTATCCATTTTTTCCATCTCAAACTTCTGGTTTGCATTGTGGAATGGGCTAGCTTTAGGTGGTAACTTCTCTCCATCTCTAGCCTTATCTTCTCTTTGAAGTCTAACCTTCTCAACCGCTGGAACTTCCTTGAATCTCTCAAGAACGGTCTCGTGCGAGATAATATCGCGATCAGCAAGTTGGATAAGCAGATTTTTCTCAGAAGCCTCGTCAGATAGACTCATTTGGTCGTAAACCAAATGTGCTGGCTTTCTAAAGCCCATAGCCTTTCTTACGAATTCCAGTTCTTTCTCCCAGAATTTTGTAAGTTGGTCTCTACCGTACTGCAATCTCTCAACGAGAGTTTTTAATGAGATAAAGTTGTTAGTGAATCCACCGCCATTATTTGCCATACCAGTCAATGTGGGGGGCACACCAAGACCAGCATAGATACTATTGAGTACAGATTGATATTTTTCTGACCCTAAGAATTTGTAAACTTGAGAGTTACTCTCTGTAAACTTGAGTTCTGGACCATAAACAAGCTCCATAGTTCCGCCACCAGTATTACTAGCTAGAATGTTGCGAAGTTTATTGATACCTTCTTTTGTTGGAAGAACTTTATGATCGAAATCTCCAAGCGTCCACAGTCGGATATTTGAAATTGCACCATCCAAAGCAGCAAGGTCAGCGAGCTTCATCTTCTCAAGCATGATGATATCATCGAGAATAGCGTAAACAAGAGGATGTGCCCACTGCTGCCAGTCGTCCTTCTTGTAATAATGGACACAAAGACGATCTGCTTCGAGGTCTATTTTTCTTTCTTGTCGCTTGATTGCATTTTTGACATTGGATGGTAATGTCTCCAAGACTTTGACTGGGATTGTACCATCCTTAAAGTTATCAAAAAACGTATTAGCTGTAAGAGCATAATTTTTCTTACCAATAAATAAGCTAACCTGACCGTCTTTCATATCAATAGTTAGGGGGTTAAAGAAGTTGTATCTCCAAGGAACAACGGCCTTTTTGATATCTGGAACCTCAAGAGTAATATCTTCCGCTAAAGACTTAATGTACTTGTTGATTTCGGGCGTAATATTGGCATAACTCTTGTAGACAAATACATTTCCAGTTCTGTATAAGTTGTTGAGAAATCGTTCTGATCTCTCTTTTCCATCAATCTTCTTGAACCACTGCTGAAAAAACTTCTCCACGCTTTTGTTCTCGTGAACAATGTTAATACCTTGGCAACCAAAGTCGCCCATAAGGTCAATGACATTTCTTACGATTCCAACCTTGTCGTATGCATCCATACACATCTTAATGATACGCTTGGACTTACGAGGAACTTGCTCTTCAGGTCTAAAGGCGTAGTAATCGTTCGAACCAAAATGAGGCTTTACAGAACGGTTTGGTTCTATGTCTAGAAAGTCTCTATGATAGGCTCTAGAAACGCCTTCGTAAGACTCTGCCGCTTGAGCGTACTCCTTGAACGCATTATCTCTGCTGTTTCTATCGTCACTATTCCAAGTGGTGAGAGATCCATTGGTATGTTCGGACATTTAGTGGTTTCCTTTGATTACAAATGATTCAGAATGTATTGCGAATGATTATACACATAAATCTAGTAAATACCGTTCATACCATCTGTAAACCATTGTGGACCCTGATATAGCTTGCCTGTAGGATCTTTTGACTTCTCTACAGTTGCAAATCCTCCATAAAAATTGTAGGTCTCAGCATCTGGAGTTCTGTCTATTGTTCTCGCCGCCATATTAGCCATGAGTAAAGAAGAGTAGCGGTCTTTTCTTAGTTTGCCCTTTTTTCCTGTTCCAATTACTGTCTCTGGAGTGTCCCACTTGTCTCGACCCGTTGCCGTTTGAGTAATCTGAATCATTGCCAATTCATCCTTGAGATCCTCAATTTCCATTACACACTGTTCAAGGGTGTCATATGATCTGCCCTTCATATCATCCTCAATTGATGAAATATCAAGACTAAGGGTATCAAACATTGGGAATAATAGGACTTTATCCTCAAAGTCTTTTCTCATTCCATGATTAGCTTCTGCCAACCAGTCATACCTTGAGAATTGGCACATTTCTAAGATATGTAGACCTCTGTTGTAATCTGTATCCTTCTCTTTGTTCTCGTCGATTACTTCCCAGATTGGATGTTCGCCCTCTTGTATCTTATCATTATCATGCAAACTTTCCATAACGGCAATACCACCACCTCCAGCATCCATAGCAATATGAACACATGGGAATATTTTCATGAGATCTCTAATTTTTCTAGCACAGTAGGCGTAGAAGTCTGACTCAGTAGAATAGCCGCTCTTAACCTTTTCCTTGTGCTGTTCCCTATTCGTTGTCCATACGTGAACAATTCGTCTATGATCTTCATTCAATTCGATAACTACAATACTAAAATTATCTACCTCAGATGCGGGGTCAACACCAAATACGTACTTTTTGTTAAGATCGCCACGTAATTGTGCTTGAAAGCAGATGGGGTTATCTTTTGAATCTTTTATAGCTGGCTTATCGTTGTATTTGTCGTCAGTGACACACGACTCGATCAGGGTACGCTTGAAAAAGCCCTGAGAATCGCGTGTAAAGCACGCTCCGAACTCCATTTGATAGATACCAGCATGAACCGTTGCCTTCGATCTGGCGACCTGTGAGGCGTCCATAAAGCCTTCTGGTAGAAGTTCATAAGGAATACGGATAATAGAGTAGTCTTTCCAGTTAAAGTCCTTTGGTGGGTCTTCTCCAAAGATATCTCTTAATCTACTTTTTTTACCTTGGCTTTGAATGATAGACTTCCATTTCTTCCAGTATTCGGCAAAATGGTTAAAGTCATAGTATGCCGTACCAGAGAGAATGATCTGGTTGTCATTTTTCTTGATGATATTCTCATCTTCTTTGAATAGGTCTAAACCTAACTCTTCAGCTTTTTTCTTTGCTGC